AAGAACAAAATCCTTTAAATTTGGAGGTTATCTGATGTGTTTTGGTGGTGGTAGTCCAGGAACAATCACAAAACCAGACTATAACGCTTATGACAAGCAGTTTGATTTGCAAAAAGAAGCAATTCAAGCACAGTTGAATAACGAAACTATGTTGATTCAAAATCAGCTAACAGCTTCGTTACGAGAAAAGCAAGATGTCTTGCAAGCGTTAAATACACAAAAACAGATAACAGCTAACAATGTTGATCGTCAGGTAAGGCAATTAATGGTTTTAGCTGGGCCTCCACCTCCAGAAAAAAGTGCAGAACCACCAAAAATAGGTGCTGATGCCAGAGGAATTAAAGGAAAAGGTAGAAGTGGTTTGCGAATACGCAGAAAAACAGCTACAAAACAAGGTTCTGGTTCTGGTCTAAACCTCACTTACAACACTTAGGAGTTTAATTATGTGTTTTGGTACACCGCAAGCCCCAGATATTGTTTATAAAGGGCCAAGTGATGAAGAAATTGCAGCAAACCAGGCTTCTTTAGATGCTTTTAAAGAACAAATGGCTACACAGCAACAAACTTTTCAGACACAATTACAAAGTCAAATTGATGCTGCTAATGCTCAAACAGCACAACTCCAGGAACAACTTGGGAATGAACAAGCCGCTGCCGCTGCCGCTGCCGCTGCTCAACAAACTTCTACCTACGCTACAACGACTCAGCAAGCAGATTTACCAAAAAATGCACAAACTACTGCTGCAAAACCTAAAAAAAATAAGCCTACAAAAACTTTAAAAATTAATAGATCTTTAATGGCAGCTAGTGAAGGTGCTGGCCTTAATATAGGAGTATAATTATGTGTGCACCAGCAGTAGTACCAATAGTAAAATATGTTGGAGGGGCTTTAGCTGTAAATGAAGGAGTTAAAGCTGTAGAAAGAGAAAAACAACATCAAGTTGATAAAGCAGCAGCTAGGGCACAGGCAGAAGCAGATCGAAAAGCAGCACAAAAAAGAGCTGAACTGGAAAGGTTAAAAATACAAAGAGAAGCTACTGCTGCGCAACAACAGGCAAGTTTGCAGGCAATGCAGGCAGAGCAGGCACAAATAATTGAAGGGCAAAAATCACAAGCTGCAAGTTTAAGAGCAGAGCAAGAACAAATATTAGGAGGTATAAGAGCTAGAGGACAAGCTGTTACTGGTTCTTTAAAAATATTATCTCAAGATCCAAGAAGAGCGCAAACAGCTCAAGTTGATACAAGAAACAGAACAAGACGAGGTGCTAAAACAACTCGTACATCATTAAAAATTGGTTCTGGTAGTCAATCAGACGCTGGATCTGGTGCAAACATTGCTGTCTAACTATGGTTTATTCTACATCTACTGCTATGGCTGAGAAGTTCTATAGAACTCATGAGCAAGACAGAAATTATCATCTTGATCGAGCCAGGACTTGTGCCAGATTGACAATGCCATATCTAATTCCAGAGTCAGCAGAACCTACATATAATTCAAAAGAAAATTACCCTGTACCCTGGAACGGTATAGGCCCAAGAGGAGTTCTTAACCTTGCAAGTCGTATGTTGCTTGCATTGTTACCTCCAACGCAACAGATGTTTAGGTTTTCGTTAGACGAAGGAGAGTTAGCCAAGCAAGGTGTTGGCCCTGATGAAAAATCTGCGACAGAAGAAGCATTAAGCAGAATAGAAAGAATGGTTTTAAGAGAAATTGAAGCCAGTAATGACAGGGTTGTATTTCACGAAGCTTTATTGCATCTGATTGTTAGCGGCAATGCCATGCTTTATGTAGCAAGCGAAGGTTTGCGTGTATTTCATCTTAATAGATTTGTAATTACAAGAGATCCTATGGGTAATCCTATGGAATCTGTTATTTGCGAAGAATTAGCCTATGAAGTATTGCCTGCTGTTATAAAAGACATGTTAATGCAAGAGGATGAAGAACTAGCGGGTGTAGAAGAAGATGACTACAACAACCAGCCAGATAGTGAAAAGAAATGTCGTTTATATACGCATATTGAATGGAGAGATGGTCAAGTTTACTGGCATCAAGAAGTAAAAAATAAAATTGTACCAGGAACAGAAGGCAAAGCACCAAAAGATAGATCGCCCTGGCTACCTTTACGCATGACAAGAGTAGATGGTCAAGCATACGGTGTGTCTTATGTAGAGAGTGCAGCCTTAGCAGATTTACAAACAGTTGAAGCATTATGCCAGGCAATAGCAGAAGGTGCATTAGCGTCATCTAAAGTTTTATTTCTTACAAAACCGTCAGGAGTTACAAAGGCAGCAGATTTAGCCAGGGCTGCTAACGGTAGTTTTGTTACTGGCGATCCAAATGACGTATTGGCATTGCAAGTGCAGAAAAGTCAGGACATGTCAGTTGCAATGCAGGCTAAACAACAAATAGAAATGCGATTATCTCAAGCTTTTATGTTAGCTGACATGAGAGATGCAGAAAGAGTTACAGCAGAAGAAGTAAGGCTTCAAGCATTGCAAATAGAAAATAGTTTAGGCTCTATTTATTCAATTTTAAGTACAGAATTTCAAATACCATACGTTGCTCGTAAGTTAGATATTTTAACTAGAGAAGGCAAAGTGCCAAAATTACCATCTGATTTAGTACAGCCAGTAATAACTGTTGGCTTATCAGCCGTAGGCAGAGGTAATGATTTAGAACAGTTAGTCAGGTTTGTGCAAACACTAGGTCAAACAATGGGCCCAGAAGCTTTAGCAACTTATGTTAAACCTTCTGAATTAATAAAACGTCTAGCTTATTCTATGGGTATTGATATAGTTGGATTGGTAAAATCCGAGCAAGAGTTGATGCAAGAAATGCAACAGCAACAACAATTAGCTCTAGCACAACAAGCCATGCAATCAGGTATGGCTGATCCACAAAAACTTGCAAATGCGGCACAAATGACGCAAGAAATGCAAGCTCCAACAGAAACACCTACTGAATAACCATGACCGAAACTCCAAACAGTCCTCAAATTTCTACACCTGAACAATTAGAAGGTATTGTCGCACCAGGACAAGAAAATTTATTAGAAGAATTTGTTCAAGAACAAGAGGCTGCACAGTCTGATAATAAAATTTTAGGAAAATTCAATACTCAGGAAGATTTAGCAAAAGCTTATACAGAATTAGAAAAACGTGTTGGGCAGCAACAAGAAAAACCGCCAGCAGAATCGCCAACTACAAATCAACCTGACGAAAATTATACGGCAGAAACGGCTTCTGAGTTATATGGAAAAGAATATGTAGAAGCTTTGGCAGAAAAAGGTTTAGATATGGCAGATATAATGAAGAGAGCTGATAGCGGCGAAGATATTAGTGAAAACTTTGATACTTTAGCCGAAGTTTTTAATGTTCCTAAAGCTGTAGTAGAAAACTATGTTAATGCTGCACAGCAATCGCAAGCACCTGTTGCTGGATTAACACCTGAAGATGGAGTAGAGGTAAGAAACGCTATTGGCGGGGATGAAGCATTTAAAGAAGTTACTCAATGGGCTGAAAAGAATGTTGATAAAGATGTATTAGATCAATACAACCAAATAGCAGATACAAACAAAGAAGCTGCTACATGGGCATTAAAATTTTTTCAGTCGCAAATGAAGTCTCCTGGAGCTGTAGTTGAGCCAAAACTTTATGGAGGTGGAAATGTACCAACGGAAAATAGATATGAAAGCAAGCAACAGGTTTTAGATGCAATGAATAAAACTAACAGTAAAGGTCAAAGGTTATATGACGTTGACGAAGCTTATAGAGACAAAGTTGCAAAAATACTACTCAATTCTGACGTTTTTTAGTATATTAAAAGCAGTTAGCATTTCAAGCACCAGGCCCGCTTAGGTGGATAACCTGTGGATGTTATTGAATTAGGCGAACTAAAAGTATTTTGTAAATTTAATTTTTTATCCACATGGCTGTAACTTTAAGCCGTCTGGGTCAGATTAAGGGTTCTGCTGCCACCTGGCAAGCTGGGGCTACTGGTCTTGACACAGATAGAGCGTTAATGCTCAAACTCGGCTCTGCCGAGGTTCTCGATGCTTTTGAAAGAGCTTGCGTTTTTAAAGGCAAAACTAGAGAAAGAAACATAAGAGGAGGCAAATCCGTGGCCTTCCCAATTACAGGCAAGCTAAGTGCCTCCTATCATCAACCAGGTACTGTCATTACAGGTGACGGCAACGATCCTTCAGATTTAAATGAGCGTATCATTAATCTTGACGCATTAATGGTTGCAGACGTTGCGATCTTGGAAGTTGATGAATTAATGTCTTACTTTGACGTTAGACAAATTTATACAACTGAATTGGGAAGGGCTTTAGCCGTAGAATATGATAAGCGTGTTGCAAGAATGGTTTTTGCTGCTGCTTCTAATGCTACTGAGCCTTTAAACAAATCATCTAACAGCGGTAGAACTGGTCAAGGCATAACACTTGGTACAGACTACACAGCCTCTGGTGCTACTCGCCAGGCAAAAGGCGATGCTCTTGTTAATGCAATCTTTGATGCCAGAGTTGGTTTTGAATCTAAAGATGTAAGCATTGAAGACATGTGTGCTATTTTTGGCCCTGAAGATTACTACTTGATTACACAGTCATCCAGAGCTATTAACGCTGACTTTGGCGGTAGCGGAACTATTGCAGATGGCCGCACCCTGCAAGTTGCTGGTATTCCAATTTTGATGTCTAATCACGTTACACAGGCAAACTATTCATTAGTAGCTGGTGATCATAACTCTGATTACGCACAAAACCTAAGTAAATGCAAAGGTCTTATTTTTAACAAAGAAGCTGTAGGAGTTGTATCACTACTATCTCCACAACTACAAATGACAGGTGAAGAATTTAGAGTACAGCACCAAGCTGATTTAATGGTTGCTCGTCAAGCATTAGGCATGGGTGTTCTAAGAGCTGAATCTGCATGTAAAGTTGTAATTCCATAAATTTGATTTAATATCAAATTGCATACTTTGGTCTAAAAAGAGTCACTTACTGGCTCTTTTTTCTTATTCTTGTAGAATGTATTCAACACATGTGTAAATAATTATGGGCATTAGAAACCAATCAATTACACAAGGACGTACTACGTTGTTAGACGCAGTAAATGTTTTATTAGAAAATATTGGAGAGCAGCCCATAAACAGTTTAGAGACAGAGCAAATAGATGATTCTAAGCAAGCTGAAAGGACAATACTGGAGTTTCATAAAGAAGGTCAGACAAAAGGTTGGAGCTGGAATACGGAATTTCAATATCCTTTTCAAAAAGATTCAAGTACAGGAGAGATAAAAGTTCCTGAAAATATTTTACAGTTTGCTTTAGATCCTTATTTATATGCTGGTCGGTATCAGTTAAGAGGTCAAAGAATATACGATCTACAGGAAAGAAGATACATAATGGAATCGACAGTAACTGAAATTAAAGCTGATGTTATATGGTTACTTGCCTGGGATGATGTGCCAGAAGCTTACAACAGATGGATAACAATAAGAGCTGCAAGAGTATTTTCTGATCGTGTATTAGGATCTGATGCTTTATTTAAATACACATCAAAAGATGAATTAGACGCAAAAATAGTTTTAGAACGTATGGAGCAACAGCAAGAAGTGCCTAACATATTAACTGGTGGTCGTAATTACTTACCATTTCCTACTTATGATCCAGCAATGGGATTAGCAACAAGAAGAATAGGTACTGCATATAGACTATGAGTTCTTTAACAAGTTATTCAATACCAAATTTAGCTCAGGGCATAAGCCAGCAGCCTGATGCTCAACGTGATCCTTCCCAAGCAGAAATACAAATTAATGGAATGTCTTCTATTGTAGAAGGTTTACGAAAAAGAGATTGCAGCGAAACAATAGGTTTAGTTTCTAATAGTAGTTTTGGTGATTGTTTTATTCATAGTATTTTAAGAGATAAAGTAGAAGAATTTTTAGCAGTCATAACATCAAATACTATTAAAGTTTTCGATTTGGAAGGTAATCAAAAAACTGTAAACCCAGCAAGCAATGCTTATAATTATCTATCAACAATAACTGACGCAAAAACTCAATTAAGAGCTGTTACTATTGCTGATTTTACATTTATAACTAATACGCTTACCAGCCCAGCAATGACAAATGATGTTGCACCTGTTGTTGCCAGGTCAACTACTCACGAAGCATTGATATGGGTTAGAGCTGCTACTTACGGACAAACATATAGAGTAAATATAAACGGTACGGAAGTAACGGTACAAACTGCGGTTGCACCTGTTGTTGCAAGTGGTAGTACGGTTACAGAAAATAGAATTAGCTCTGAAGATATTGCCACTAACATTATTAATGGATTTTCGTCTTTATCAGGTGTAAGTTTTTCCAGGAGTGGTGCTGTTATACATGTCACATCTAATAATGCGATAACAATATCTGTATCTGATGCCAGGTCAAACGCTGATATAACTGCAATATTTGATAAAGTTCAAGCTTTTACGGAATTACCAACTATAGCTCCAGAAAATTACCAGGTAACTATAGAAGGCGATCCAACAAATAGTTTTGATGATTTTCATGTATCTTTTGCACCTAAAAGTGGAACATTTGGTGAAGGTACATGGAGTGAAACGGTAAAACCTGGTGATAAATACAAGATAAACAAAGATACTATGCCTCATTTATTAGTGGCATTACCAGATGGTACATTTTTCTTTGGCCCTGCAAATGGATCTACTCAATCAGGAACTATAAACGGTGTTGCCTGGGAAGTAAAAATTCCAAGCTGGGGAGAGCGTATTGCGGGAGATACAAATACAGCTCCAGATCCAAGTTTTATTGGAAATCCAATTAATGACATATTTATCTATAAAAACAGACTAGGGTTTCTTGCAGATGAAAATGTAATACTTTCTAGGGTTAGATCATTATTCAGTTTCTTTCCAGAAACAGTTACTACTGTTTTAGATAGCGACCCTATAGATGTTGTAGCCAGTAACAATAGGGTAAGTATTTTAAAATATGCAATACCTTACCAGGACGAATTAATTTTATTCAGTTCTCAATATCAATTTAGATTTAATGCAGCGGAAACAATATTAACTCCAGCAACAGCACAAATAACAGTTTTAACGCAATTTGAAATAGATACAAATGTTAGACCACAACTGGCTGGTGGAGGTATTATATTTTGCCAGGCAAACGGTGACTTTTCACAATTTAGAGAGTTTAGTGTTCGTGGTGCTGGTACTGCCTTAACTGCTGATGCACAAGATTTAACAGGATATGTTTCTGCT